CAGTGATGGAAGAGAACAAAGACAATAGGACTAAGAAGAGACTAGGTAGACCTCCTAAGATTAAGAAGAAGAAAGGGATTATAGGTAGACCTAAAGGTGATAAGGCTATAATGGATGAGTATAGGCAGAGACTCATAGCCTCCCCCAAGTCTAAGAAGGTGTTAGATGTTATTCTTACGGCAGCTCTTAATGATGACCATAAGCATCAAGCTGCTGCTTGGAAGCTCTTAGTAGAGCGTTTAATGCCTATCTCTACCTTTGACCCTAAGGCAGGTAATCAACAACCCTCTATATCAATTAATATTAGTGGTGTTGGTGAAGTGGATATAGCTAATCTTGAGCCTTTAGAAGGTGAATATGAAGAGGACGACCAGTATGATGATGAATAATAACCTAGTAGCACTAGCTAATGAGTTGTTAGACCAGATTGAGATTGACCTTATGTACATGTTTGAGGGGCACAGAGATTGAATAACTACATTAAACCAGCCCTCAAACTGGTCAAACACTGGGAGTCATTTGTACGTGAAGCTTACCTACCAACCCCTGATGATGTTTGGACTGTAGGGTATGGTAAGACAGAAGGTGTTAAAGAGGGGGATACCATTAGTGAGTATGGAGCCTCTCAATACCTTCTACGTCAATTGCTTTATACGGCATATAGACTAGAGGAAGAGCTAGGAGATGTTTGGGGTTCACTTCGAACTGGTCAAAAGGCTTCCCTTCTATCGTTAGCTTATAACGTAGATATGAATGTGGTAGGACAGTTGAAGTATTCTAAAGCTCTAACTGGTCTAAAAGAGGGAGATGAGTTAAAGTTCATTACTGAGGCTTTCAGCCCAGAGAAAGGCTTTGTCTTCCAGAACGGTAAGAAGCTACAGGGCCTAGTTAATCGTAGACTAGCTGAGTGGGACTTATGGGATGAGTAGTAGTGATGCTCAACTAGACGTTAAACTACTCCCTTGGCAGAAAGAGGTATTTACAAGTAAGAAAAGGTTTCGAGTCATCGTCGCAGGTCGTCGAACTGGCAAGTCTCGAGAGGTAGCGTGGGAGCTGATAATTTCTGCATTAGACGGAAAACCCGGCAAGGTATTCTATATAGCTCCTACGCAGGGACAAGCAAAAGAAATCATGTGGGACACTCTACTTGAACTAGCAGCTCCAGTTATCCAGAAGGCTCATATCAATGACCTTAAGATTAAACTGGTCAATGGGGCTACCATAAGCTTAAAGGGTGCTGATAGACCTGAGACAATGCGTGGTGTGTCTCTCAAGCTAGTAGCACTAGATGAATATGCAGATATGAAAGCCTCTGTCTTTGAACAGATACTACGTCCAGCACTAGCTGATAATAAGGGCAAGGCTATCTTTATTGGTACACCAATGGGTCGTAATCACTTCTACGACATCTACAACTATGCTATAGAGGGCTCAGACCCAGACTGGCAAGGATGGCACTTTACATCGTTTGACAATCCCCTCCTAGACCCTGAAGAGATTGAAACAGCTAGAAAGAGTATGTCTAGCTTTGCTTTTAAACAAGAGTTTATGGCTTCCTTTGCAGCACAGGGCTCTGATATATTTAAAGAGGAATGGATTAAGTATGGAGACTCACCTGATATTGGCGATTACTTCATCTCCATTGATTTGGCAGGTTTTGCCGATGTTGCTCTTGCTACCACCAGTCGTGCTAAGAGGTTGGATAACACAGCGATATCTGTTGTTAAGGTCAACGAGGATGGGTGGTTTGTTGAGGACATTATCTACGGGAGATGGGGAATAAAAGAGACTGCTACTAAGATATTCAATGCAGTGGTTAAATATAGACCAACTACAGTTGCTATTGAAAAGGGTGCATTGAAGAATGCTGTACAACCTTATCTATGGGACTTAATGAAGTCTAGGCAACAGTTCTTTACCATTGGTGAGACTACTCATGGTAACAAGAACAAGATAGACAGAATCATTTGGGCTTTACAAGGTCGATTTGAGAATGGTCAAATAACACTAAAGAAAGCAGATTGGAATGATGAGTTCTTAGATGAGCTATATCAATTCCCCAATAAACTAACACACGATGATTTAATTGATTCACTAGCTTACATCGACCAGATAGCCAAGATAGCTTACTACATTGACGAGCTTGAGGAAGATGACTATGAACCCATTGACTATGAGGCAGGATACTAACACTATGGATTTACCAAAGAAAGAAGACTTTAAGATGGTCAAAGTAGAAGAGTGGGTCATGGGTAAGGTAGATGAATACCGTGAGCACTATGAGCAGAACTACCGTTCTAAGCATGATGAATACTATCGCTTATGGAGGGGTGTTTGGCACGGCTCTGATAAACTACGTGAGTCTGAACGCTCTCGTCTAATCGCACCAGCACTTATGCAAGCTGTAGAGAGCTCTCAAGCAGAGATTGAAGAAGCTACCTTTGGTCGAGGTGATTGGTTTGACTTGACTGATGATGTAGGTGATGCTGATAGCTCTGATGTAGCTTCTTTACGTAAGCAGTTAAAAGAAGATATGAAGTTTGCTAAAGCTCGTTCATCTCTATCTGACGTTATCCTTAATGCAGCTGTATACGGTACAGGTATTGGGGAAATCTATCTGGAAGAGATTACAGAGCTAGTCCCTGATACCCAGCCAGTAGAAGGTATGGATATGTCTGCTGTAGGTGTTATTGAGAGAGAACGCTTCCTAGTTAAGATGCGTCCTATCCTACCTCAGAACTTCTTTATTGACCCTCTAGCAGCTAGTATAGAAGATGCTTTAGGTTGTGGTACTGATATTTATGTGCCAATGCACCAAGTACAGAAAGATATTGACTCAGGCGTGTACAGAGATGTAGATATTGACTCAGTAGAGCCTGAAACTGAGCTAGAAGCCTCTGATGACATTACAATGGCTGATTCAGATGGTGTTCGCCTTACTCGTTGGTACGGTTTAGTGCCAGTTGACTTATTTAATGAAGCAGCAGAAGAAGGAGAAGAGGTAGAGAGTGACGATACTTATATTGAGTGCAACATTGTTATTGCTAACGGTGGCACATTACTCAAAATAGAGGCTAACCCCTTTATGATGAAGGATAGAGGCATTGTAGCGTTCTCTTGGGACACTGTACCTAGTAGATTCTGGGGTAGAGGTGTCTGTGAGAAGGGCTACAACAGCCAAAAGGCCCTTGATACTGAGTTACGGGCACGTATAGACGCTTTAGCCCTTACAGTCCATCCTATGGTGGCTGTAGACGCTTCTAGGCTCCCTCGTGGTGCTAAGTTCCAAGTTAGACCGGGTAAGACCTTTCTAACTAATGGTAACCCCAGTGAAATCATCCAACCTTTCAACTTTGGTTCAGTAGACCAGATTACATTCAGCCAAGGAGCTCAATTACAACAAATGGTACAACAGGCTACTGGAGCTGTTGACAGTGTATCATTCGCAGGAGCTGCTGCTAACGGTGAAGGCACAGCTTCAGGTATTTCAATGGGTTTAGGCGCCATTATCAAACGTCACAAGCGTACGTTACTAAACTTCCAAGATAACTTCCTAATCCCCTTTGTGGAGAAGGCAGCTTGGCGTTATATGCAGTTTGAGCCTGAGCTTTACAAAGCAAAGGATTATAAATTTGTTGTTTCTTCTTCATTGGGCATTATCGCTAGGGAATATGAAGTTACACAACTGGTACAGCTTTTACAAACGATGGGTCAAGATTCTCCTCTTTACCCTCTTCTTGTCGAGAGTGTTGTGGAGTCAATGAACTTAACAAATAGAGAGAAGATACTAGAAAGCATTAAGAAGTCACAAGAGCCAAACGAAGCTGAACAAGAAGAAGCTAAGATTCGTAAAGAGTTTGAGCGTATGTTAGCTGAAGCTCAGCTTAAGAAGATTGCAGCTGAGACTATGGAGATTGAGACTCGTATTGAACAGAATAGAGTTGAGACTCAAATGTTACCTATTGCTGAACAGACTAAACGTATTCAAGCAGATGCACAGGGTGACCCTAACAGAGAGGAACAAGCTAGGTTTGATGCTGAGATTAAGATTGCTGATATGCAGCTTAAAGAACGTCAAGTGGGTGTACAGGAGAAACAAGCTGATACACAAGCTAAGATGGCTCAGAACAACCAGAACGACTCAGACAGCCTAGACAGAGCTCTAGGTGAGCAATAAGAGTGACCTCCTAAAGGTCTATAAGAACCTAATGGCTAAGATTGAGGCTATCTCGAAAGAGGTGGTCTTAGTCGAGGCTATGAAAGGTGACATGGGAGAGAAGGGGGATAAGGGTTCTCAAGGGGCTCAGGGTAGTGTAGGAGCCTCTGGGATGAGTGGTAAGCAGGGGTTATCAGGGGCAGATGGTAATAACGGCTTAGACGGGCACACAGGAGCTTCTGTGGTAGATGCCAAGATAGATTTAGATGGACACCTTGTCATCATACTATCTGATGGTAACGAAATAGATGCTGGTGAGCTTCCTAAGTCTGATGCACCTAGTGTTATTAATTACACAGGTGGAGGTGGTACAAGGGTAGTGCCTAGGGAGGGTGTTCTAGCTAATGTTATAGAAGTAACTGAAGATACCATTATCCCTAACACTTCACTATTTGAAGACAAGTATAACATTATATTAGTATTGTTTGCTGGAGTTACAATTACTCTACCAAATGATGTAGGCACAAAGATTATAGAATTTAAACAAGGTTACGAGGGGAACGGAACATACACTATTTTAAAGGCAAGTTAACATGTCAACATACGCGCTAGTAAGAGATAAAGATGGTAACCCTAGATTTGACGACTACAACAATATAGCTGCTGGGTTTTGGGCTATGCTAACTGAAGACGAACAAAAATCAATCATTGTATTTCAAAAGGGTGGAGAGTTAATATGGCTGTAACACATGGACAAAGCACAAGAGATTCATTAGCACAAGCTTTACTT